CTTGTCCTAATATATTACAAGAAAAATCTGTTACATCTGCTGGTGGTTCAATAGCACCTACAATAGTTCTTGTTGTTGTTACATAAGTTGATGATACACCTAAAGTATTTACAGCTTTAACTCTTACATTATAAATTTTTTGGTCAATTACATTTAAGACTCTATGATTTAATCCTGAACCTTGTGCATAAATAATAAAATCTGAATCTGTACTTAACTTGTATTCTACTTGGTAATAATCAACAAAGCTATCGGTACTAGCACCAACAGTTACATTCATGGCAACTAAAACTGTACCATCATTATATTCAATAAGTTGGTCATCTAAAGTTACACTTGCTGGTGGTTGAACTGTAAATACATTGGGTAAAGTTGTATCTGCTATTGTTGGTAAAGGATTCCTTGTATTGAATGTATAAAAATTATCTTGGTGTTCAAACAACTGAACATTAATAGTTAAATCTTCGTTAATCTCTAATCCTAATACTCTAAAAGGTTTAGCATCAAATCCACCACTAGGATATGTGATTGCAACTATATCTCCTATTTCTAATTCTAAAAATTCTGATGTTAATGTTAATTGTATCTGTAATTGGTTTCTTGATCTTCTAAGAATAACTTCACACAAAGCCTCTGCACCAAATGAATTAGTTACATTAGGAAATTGAAAATTACCCTCTAACAAAGTACCATTATCTTCTGCTAACATTGTTGCGTGTTTAAATGGAGTTGCAACATTAGTTTCATCTGCTGGTGGATAAGAAATAGTATCATTTTGCCAATTCTTATCAGGATTAACAAATGTTCCTATAACACGATTGTATTTATTATTTTTTCTTTCTCCTAATACTTTTGCACCACCTACAACATGATCTGCTGTTATAGTTTTAACTGATGAGCCTGTACCCTCAATTTTAAGTTTATAAACACCATTATTATAAGTAAATAATGATCGCATTGGATTTAGAAGTTTTTTAACATTCTCAATTACTTTTTGGTCAGTATCTATAACTGCATTAGTTTCAAATTGATCAAATGCTGTAGCACCTGAATATGGAGTTATTTGTGTTTCACAAGTATTTGCTGAAGTTTTAAAAGAAGCAAAGTCAGATTCAAAAGCACTATCTGGTAATCCTTTTCCATATCTATTATCTCTAAGGTAATCTAATAAAATTAATGCAGAGTTTGATGTGTATGCAGTTGAAGCATCTCTAGGGTCATAAACTTTTCTTCCTTTTAATGTAACTCTAACTTGTGGAATAGAACTAAAAATATCTTGATTCCATTTAAATCTAAAAGCTAAATAACATACTCCACTTAATTTATGATTAGATGTCCAATTAGTAGAGTTAGTTAATATAGAAGATGCTACTTGACCATCTGTTCCATAAAATGCTTGTATTTGAATATGAGAACTATCCTTATAAAAATTAGCATCTGAACTATCAACTTCTCTTAATGTTCCATCAGTTAATGCACCATCAAAAGTAACTTGCTTGTCATCAATATAAATTTCTTCTATTTCTTCTACCTCTCCTTCACAAACTACTCCTGCCATATATAAATAAGTATTATCTGACCCAGAAGATTCTAAGAAAACTCTTGTAATTCCTACTTGTCGTCTGCCATATACAATAGGGATTTGTGCATTGTTAGATTGTTTGTTAATTAATACACCTTGTTCTTCTTCTGGTGTATCAAAGTCAGGAATATCAGGTGTTGGAATTAACCACCCAATAAAACTTGTTACAACACTTACAATAGCATCAACTACACCACCCATTAGTGATAACTCCTTTTAAACTTCTGACCTACTCTATAAATATCACTATCAACTCTTAACCAATTTATAGAATGATCTACCTTTAATTGTTTTCTAAAATAATTATAAACCCAACGCATCATTTTAAACGTACTTTTGATAGATACAATCTCAATTAACCATAAATTATTACCAGAGTTCCATTCATTAGATTTGATCTTACCTGTTTGTTTGAATCTTTTTTCAACAAGATCATGGATATAAGCCCAATTTACAAAGCCAATTAATTCATCATTATCATAAAACTTTTTATATTGATTAAGTTTAATTGATGGCTCTAAGTAATTATGTAATGGTTTATCTTTATAACGATCAAACTTATTAAATAGATTAATAACATCTTGCATTATGATCTACCCCATTTAATATCTTGTACTGTTTGTGATGCAAACTCAAATCCTAAGTCGTTAATAAAATGTAATTGCTGTGAAACTGTGTTTGTTTTTCTACCCTCAATCTTACTAAAGTCTGACCAATGAGATGCAACTACAATATTAGCATTAGATTGGTTAAGGCTTTCATCAATACTAAAAGATTCTATTCTACCTTTAAATAAAAGAAATGGGTCTGCAATAACAGCTTCATTACTATCTAAGAAACCTTTATAAACTTCTGCTTCTTTCTCCATATAAGAGTTGCTTAGAAATAAAGATATGATTGTCTGATCTGCACCAGAAAATGATAGTGTAATATTACTAACTTCTACTTGTGATGATTCTGTAACACTTGTTAATTTGGTAAATAGTGAAGATGCTGAATAAGTATTACCATCATATGTAACGTCTTTATAATGGTCTGTAAATCTAAATCCTGTGCTTACGTTAATATAAACAAGATTAATAGGCTGTAAGCTATCTGTTTCAAGTTCATTCTTTACTGCTGTTGTTAAGGTTCTCGTCATATTCTTCGTAAATTGTTTGAGTTATACTTTCTGTACCTTTTAACATAGTAAAATCAAATTTGCTATTAGGTTTCTGATATTCTTTAAGATCATTCTTTTGAGTATCTATTTCATCTTCATTAACAATAATTTCGGCAACAAAATCGGCAGTTATCTTGTGGGTTATCTTATACTTTTTCATTATAGATTTTCTACTAAGTCTATCTGATACTTGTAAAGATCGTTAGTTACAATAGAATACTCTTGAATATCATTAGATAGTCTTACAGTAAAATCAACATTGTCATAAACCAACGCAACATCATTAGCTACATTTGATCTTAAAGGTGGTTCAAAAGTAAGTGTTCCCTCGTCAGAACCATCTGCATTTAAATCTTCAACAGCCATATAAACTTTATCTTGGCCTGTAAATCTAAAGTAATCTCCAGCTTTAAGTATTCCATTTGTGCTTGTTGTCATACCATCTATTGTGCAAGTAGTAGCACCAGAAGTTATTGCACCATTAACACTTATAGTTCCTGTCGCTACACCTTGTGCATTTGATACAACAGGTGGAATAACAGTAAAGGTATTTAATCTTGCTCTTTGTTTCATTATAAATGCTTTTATAGGTGCAAAGTTTGCTCTAGTCATTGGTGGGTAATCTAAAGTGATTGTAAATTTTTGTCCGTCAATTTGTCTTGTTTGAACTCTACCAGATGTTGTAACAGTTACTATAGTGTTTTGTTGTGAGCCTACTTGAGCATCTTTAGCAACAGGAGATGTTGGAAATTGTCCACTCATATTATACTAATGCCTCTTTTCCTTTTTCGTTTAAAGCTGTATTAACTGCATTTACGATTGTTGATCTGTTATCAATTAATAATTGTTTTACACCTTTTACATCAGTTGCACTAACATTAAAATTAAATGTATTTCCACCACCCATATCTGTCCCTCTAGCCGATTGATTGATTTGTCCTGTTGAGTTTGGTATAAATAATTCTGGCCCATTTTCTCCAACTATACTTGCTTGTCCTTTTCTTAATGCACCACCTTTAGCTGAACCACCTTTTTTCATTGACCCACCACTTGTACTTAAAAATCCACCACTCATAGAAGAACCACCTGTTAAGAAAGCTAATACTGTTGCTAGTGCAACTGAAATTTTTAATTGTCTATTATATGCTTTAGCTTGATTGAGTTTTTTATCTTGTTGTTTTTCAAGATCAATATTTAATAATTTTTCTATTCCTTTTAATATAAGAGTTCTTATTAGAAGTGCTAAGGCTTGAACAAGTGCGTCTTGTACCATTCTTTTAAATGATTTACCTAAATCTTCTCCA